ATCTCTTCGGGTGTGAATTTATTTTGGTTTGACGACATCGGGTTCTACCTTCTTTTCAAGCACTGGGGCGACAAGATATTCGGGGCATGTCTGCGTGAATAAGCAGCGAGGTTTCTGGCACTCTGGCAGATCGAATTTATCAGGGTTTTGACAGGTATAGCGATAACGGTCCTCGCACCCAGCAAGGACCATCACGGCCAGACAAAGCATCAGTCTCATTCAGTCTTCCTTCCTGTTGACCTGGTCCATCTTCTTGCGTTCTTCCTCAAGCTGCTTGCGCAGTCTCTCCATTCGCTCAATCTGGGCCTTGCTCTCTTTTTGCGTTGCTAGCGTGTCAAAGTACATGATGCCCACAATGGGGAGCATCAGGCAAAACACGATGACCATGGCAATGAGTGCAATTAGAAACCCCATCTTGTCTTTCTGTCCAACACTAGGAGTCCCCAAAACAGGCCGAGGTACACGATCACCAACAAGGTTGCGCCCAGGTAGATGGCTTTGTCCTGTAGATCGCTGATTACTTTTCTTCGTTGCCATCTCGCCTGTGCCTCGCGCTGATTTCGCATCTCTCTGGCATTCTCTTGCTCAACCGCGCTCTGCTCACGCATCTCATTGAACCNNCTTTCCCTACACGACGCTCTTCCGATCTCTCCCAGCTCTGGTGGTGACTGATAAATCATCTGCTCGCGCAAATCAGTCTCCATTTGCCTTAACTGGGTGAGCACAAGGGTGCGCTGCAAGGCACGCTCTGCCAAAGAGTCTGCGCCTTCGTAGACCTCTTCCTTTGACTTGCGCTCTTCCTCAAGGTAGTAATCCTGGATCTGCTGCTGATGCCGCATGAATTCGCCAAGGCGCTTTGCGATGTCTCCCATGACCTGGTTGGGATCATAGGCTGCGACTTCTTGGACTCGCTTTTGTTCGGCAGCGATCTGCTTTTTTTGCTCTTTGGTTGGGTTCGGGCCAAACATCCCGGCCAGCTCGTTGACGATCTTCTTAACGTCACCAGCAGTGTTCTTGACATCCTTATATGTGGCGATGCCTTGCTTGATAGCGCCAAAGGCGCTGGATGCAAGCATAAGGATGCTGATCGGGTCCACATCTTACAAACCAAATAGTTTTTTCACGACCTCAGCAGCCACACCAGGACCAAGCAAGACGGCCACGATCACTGCATAAAGCAGATATTCGATCTTTGTCATGCGCTCTGATCCCTTGCTCAAAGAGTCAGAAATAAACTTCATCCTCTCAGTGCAGATGGCCTCATGGACCGCAAGGCGGGTATCGGTGCTCTCCTGCATTTTTTATTCCCAGGGTAAGCCAGTGACAATCTTAGGAGCCTTTTGTTCATCAATCTGAGCCTCCAAAGCGGCCTCTACAGCCTCTTTATCTACAGACTGCCACACCCAAGCCAACACATCATCTTGAGTCAAAGAATCATAGGCAACAGTAGGCTCACCTGTCCATGAGCAAGTGTTGATGACAGATGCTGAATATTCTCCATCTGTTGCAACTGCTTGCCAGTGGGCCGTGGTGACAAAACCATCAGAGGTTTGTCGGTCGAGTTGGGAGATAGTCCAAGTAATCATTTTGCTTCCAGTGCAGTGATTCGATCAGTGAGGGTTTGAATGAGGGCTTGTTGTTCTTGGATAGCCGCCGTTAAGGTTGCAACCAAGAAGCTGGTATCAATGCCTTGATATTGAGGGTTGCCATCAGAATCTATTGCATCTTTTTCACCCGTCACTGCATGGGGGCAAACTTCAGCCAGTTCATGGGCAATGAAACCTTCGCCATCAGAACCATCTGCATTCCACTTGTATGTGACTGGTTTGAGCAATGCTACCTTTGCCAATGCACCTGTCATTCGTGTAACTGTGTTTTTCAGGCGATAGTCAGATGCAGTTACATAAGCTGTTACGCTTCCAGTTGAAGTAATAGAACCAACTTGACCAGCAGAACCATTCAAAAATGAAATTTGTGTTGCCGCAGTAGCTCCAGAAGCAGCACCGTGATAACAAATTACGTTAGCTGTACCAGCCGCAGTACCGCTTTGTGCCGCAAATGTTGCAGTAACGTTTGATGAGTTGTTAAAAATGGATGCTCTTGATGTCGCAATACCGTTTGATGTAGTTCCTAAAAAGTAATTCCCACTAGCATCAAGCGTCATTGCTTGGGTGAAGGTGATGGCGTTGCCTGCTGTGCCTGAGGCGGCTTGATACCAACGGTAAACCCCATCATTACCTAGCTGGTAAAGTAGTGCGGGGTTTGTTGTTAGATATTTAAATCCGCTTGCTGACTGATAGGCGTTCCATCCAAAAATACCCGAACCACTACTTTGCTGACCAATTGAAGAGTAATCGCCAATTTGAATTGCTTTTGAACCACTTACCCAAGCACTAGGCGAAACACCCAATCCAAGGTTGCCTGTGCTGTCAAATCTTGCGACCTCAGTGCCACCAGTAGCAACCGCAACAGTATCAGCAGCGGGGAATAAGATTCCTGTGTTGGTGTCGCCATCATTGGTGATGGATGGAGATGCCGCAGATCCATCAGCAAACTCAATAGTTGCAGACCCAGTAACTGTCAACGTCCCGGCCACCGCCAATGTCTTGCCAGCTCCGACATTCAAGCCAACGCTTGTGCCTGTGCCAGCAGCCGCAAAGACTGCGTCCAGACTGTCCAAGTCAGTATTGATCTTTGTGCCCCAGGTGTCGGTGCTCGCACCAACTTCTGGCTTGGTTAATAGTAGGTTGGTCGTTGTCGTATCTGCCATTTTTTACCCCTATGCGGCCTGCTGCCACGATGTTGAATTGTCCGAAATCTCTGTCCAGGTTTCAGATGTGTCTGACTCTGGTGTCCACGTCTTTGCCGTGTTCGCCACTGGATCCCATGTCTCTGGTGTATCTGATTGAGGGGTCCAGGTTTCGCTTGTGTCGGGCACTGCGCCCCACCCAAATCCAACCATCACCCCGACAGATCCAACTGCCTCGTTGCCGATTATCGCAACGAAGATGACGTTTGACGCACTGCCAACTTCCCCAGTCCCAGAAACACCAGTGATGGCCTGAAACGAAATCACCTCGGCCGACATAGTGCCAACAGCACCAGTGGCATCGTTGCCTGTTATGGCAGTGGATCTGGTGACTCCGACAGAGTCAACCGCACCAGTAGCCGCATTGCCACTGATGTCAATTGACCTGGCAGGCGTGACAGTGCCAACGGCCAGCGTGGCCGCATTACCAGTGATTGCTTGGGATGCGTCTGGGGAGACTGTGCCAACGGCACAAGTTGCCGCATTGCCTGTGATGGCAACTGTTACGGTCAACCCAACAGTGCCGACATTGCCAGTGGCTACGTTGCCGTCTTCTTGCTCTGAGATGTTGACAAGTGCAGAACCAACGGCCCCAGTTGCCTGGTTGCCGCTGATAACGACATTGCCTATTCCATAAACACCAAGGCCGTAGTAGCCTGTGCCGTAAGCAGCCATGGCGCTGCTCCTGCTTTAAGCCAGCCTGATCAGGCCAGTGCTTGCGTCATTGGTCGGCATGGTCAGCGTGAAGGTTCCAGCAGTCACGGTCTGACTGCCGAAAGTGTGGACGCTGACTGCCTTGTTTGACTGGGTCGAGTTGTAGATCAGGACCGCATCAAAGGCCGTTGAGAGGGTCACTGAGCTGAAACTGATGCTGGCGCTGGGCGTGACAAATGCAGTGGTCCCGGAGGTGCTGGGAGCCGTTCCAAAGGTCACTGTGACACCGCCAGCAGAGTACCCAGTGCCAGTGACCTCGCCAGTGGAGCTGTAGGCCGTGGTGGATGCGTTGACGGTGGCGCTTGCCAGGTACAGGGCCGCCTTGAAGGTGTCAGCCGCAGTGGATGCCCTGACCACTCCAGTGCCAAAGTTGTGATGGCCGACCAGCAGCTCACCCTTAAAGCTCGTACACATCGCCTGCGTGTTCGCCATGATTTAACCCTCAAATTGGTTGACTGATGCCCTCGGCAAAGATGCCGCGCTTAAGCACCATGTGGACTGATCGATGGACCAACTCACCCTCATGCCAATACTCAACCCAGTTCGTTGTCTCGGTCTCAGTATCAATGGCCCCCTCACGCTTTTCCAGCAGTGACTCGTCCATCTCGCCTTTGGTTGTCATTACCATTCGATCACCCAAATGTTTTTGCCCTGGTCAGCAATGCACCGCCACTGGTTGAACCTCGATCATCTGCAATCTGCAATTGATCCAGGCCAGATTGATACATCCCTGACCACACCGGGATTCTCGCATCATCTTGAAGGTAGGGCGCAGCCTGGAGCAGAGCGCCGTACAGGTAAACGTCAGGCGCTTGGGCCAGCAACCAGTTTGTTGAGACAGTGGCTGACAACTTTGACAACTTGGCATAGTAGGCCAGTTCGGCGGTATACGCAGCGTCAGGGATCGGCAGCACCCGGATCTGGCCGCCAACAATGCCGAAAAAGATCGGCACGCCGCTGGATCGGTATTGAGTGCTCAGATTGTCGAGTGAATCAATAGTCTCAAACGCCAATGGCGTGATGGGATTTGTGCCAGTCAACTTGATGGACTTCGTCTCCAGAAAGTCATCAGGCACTGCGCTGTACTCTGTGGAGATTGATGCAGTGGATCGCACGATCATCTGCCGGGTGCGCAGTTGGCGCTCAATCTGGGCCTCGGCCAGCGCGATGAAATCAGGGATAGCCGTTGTCAGATCGGTGCGGTTGAGCCAATCGCCAACTGATGTTTTCAGCTCAGTGTAGGTGGATAGTGCCATCAGCTTGCCTCTTTTTCCATTTCCTCTTTGACGATCCAGGTGTGTTCGTGCTTGAATTCAAACGTGCCAATGTGGCCGATCTCTTTGCTCACATCATGATCAATATACACCTTGAAACCAAGCTCTTGGGCCTTCTTGCAAAAGAACACATCTTCGCCCATGTAACCTCTGGTGTCGTACTGCCAAGGCATATCGAACCAGGGTTCTGACATGCCCTCAAAGACGTTGCGCTTGATCAGCATGACACCAGTGCCAACGCTGCCAACTTCTTCAAGCCCAGTGGATTCTGGCATCGAATAGACTGGTTTGCGCTTGCCGTTCTCGTCATAGTTCTGTGCGGTTGGGCCTGTTGGCATCCTGCGCCTGGCGCAGTTGGCCGCAACGATGTCAACGTCATGCTTGAGCAGCCGCTGGATCATGTCCTGTGGGAAGGTCATGTCTGAGTCAATGAACAGGATATGCGTGCAGCCCTCACGCATGGCATCCAGGCACAAGTCAGCACGCTGGTTCTGGATCAGCGTGCCTTGCAACAGTTTCAGACTGATGGCGTCAGTGGTGTTGAGCGTGTGATACGCCACCATGTTGACCATGCAATATGTGTAATTGGTGTGGACCTGATCACGCGCTGGCGTGCAAACCGCGATGTAGTTCATACTTGGCCGGGCCTCACGCGAAAGAAACGATTGTCGGGATCGTTAAGCCACTTCTTCATGTAAGCCTGGTCATCGAGCTTGCCTTCTGCCTTGAGCTTGTAATACAAGGACTCTGGGATGCTGGCAACATGATGCCATTCACCTGTCCAGTTTGCCTTGTTGTCAATGGCTGCAAAATCACGCTTATTGGCCTCAATAACTGCCGTCACGTCTTGAGTCGTCTGGATAGTCGTCTCTTCGGTTTCAGGGTTGAAGTGCCAGGTCCGGGTGATTGCCTTGTCGGGGCTTACATCAAGAATTTTTTTATCCATGTAAGTGGGGCCAGGTTTCCCCGGCCCCTCTCCTAATTAACTATCAGGAAGTGATCAAGTCAGCGGCCAGGCCGTGGGCATTTTCAGCCAACACTTTCAAGCCGTACTCAATCAACAGCATGCGTTTTTCAGCGTCGCCAGTCTTCGCCAATTCGACTTGCTGGTAAGGACGCAGCACAGTCATCTTGGCGTAGTCAGGATCGATCACCCATGCATCGCGCTCACGCTGGAAGCGGTTAGCAATTACTTGCACATTGCCGAAATCACTGCATACATGTTAAATGAGATTCGCTACCTTCTCATCCCTCTTTCGAGGCTACCAGTTACCTGGTAGATCAGACTATCTCTTCACCCTCATTTTGAGGGGCTGGGCACTTCGGACCGCTTGGTCCTACGAGACTCCCGTCTCTAGTCGTTACACCTTCCGATTTTTCGGCTTGGCTCGGTATTGTCCTTTGCTCGGCTTGGCAGTTAGGAGGTTCACCGAATTCACCCAGTTACAAATAAGCATTACTGCTTATCGACGCCATTAGTTAACGTAGATATCGACAGCTCCCACGAGGGTTGCTGGCTTTGCACCACCATCAATGTTGAAACGGCTGGAGGCAATACCAGAGAAACCTGACACGCGCTGTTTGTTAACAGGACCGCACATCAAAATCTTAGGTGTACCACCAGCTGTCCACACTTTCTGAATCACATTTTTCAAAATGGTTTCAGTGAATGTGCGCACATTGCCGTCTGTACGGGCGCTGTTTGGCAGCGTTGTGTAAGATGGATCAGCACCATTGGTCTGCTTGTCGGTGTTTGTTTTCACAAACGCGCCCAAAGAGGCAGTGACACGGGCAGTGGTGGAATCACCAGCAACAGCAACACCGCCATTGAGCATGACATATTCCTGGTCACGCTTCAATTCAGCACCGCGCTTGGCGATCTGATAAGCCAATTCACTGCGACGACCAGCTTTGTTCACCACTTCTTCAGTGGCTGACAAGATGATTGTCTTGCGTGAAATCTGTGCATAGTTTTGCAAACGCACAGTAGCAGTTACAGAGTCAAACGATGCAACATCGTCACCTTCAAGCTGCGCATTAGCTGCGGCGCTAGAAAGTGTGTCGGTTTGCCACTCATACAAACTGTTGGACACATTCTCGCGGCCAATGTTTGAAGAATATGGTGTTTCCTCTGGTGCAATGTTTGTGATCACATTGCTCAAGTCCTCGCGAATACCCTTTGCAGAGTATGTCAAAAATGTATTGCTAACGATAGCCATAATTTCCTCATTTCAATAAAAGTTCAATTGCAGAAGCCGCGTCATCGACACGGCCAGTTTTTGCAAGACGCTGCTTTGCACGAGTAGCCTCAGTTGTTGTCGAAACCCGACCAGCTGCTCCAGGCTTGGCTGGTCGTGGGCCATTGTTCACCACAGGCTTAATGCCTTGGCGTTTACTTACCATCTGGTCGTACATTGCCGCTTTACGCAGCAACAACACCAGTCGGTGGTCGTAAACACTCTTCAAGTCTTCATCGGTAAAGCCTGCCGCCTTCGCAGACTCAATCACCAGCGCCTTTTCGGCCTTTGCCTTCTTGGGGTCTTTCCATTCGGGCAAAGCTGCCAATAAGGCTTCTTGCTGGCTGGCAAGTTGGGCCTCCATGGCGCGCTGTTGTTCATACTGGGCCACCTGAGAGAGTCGCTGCTGTTCGGCCTGAATAGCACCTAATTTCTCTTGTCGCTCCCGCATGACTTCCTTTTGCCTCACCCATTCAATCGGGTCTTCGTGATAAAGACGATCCAGATCGACTTGAGGCTCTGAAGACTGAAGTTGGGCTTGCAATGCTCCCAACAATTGAGCGTACTGCTCACGCTCGGCCCGGACTGCTTGCGTCTCTGCCTCAACTTGCTTTCGCACTTCGGCAATCTGCTGCGTTTTCCGGGTGTAGTCCTG